CAAAACGCTTTCGGGTTTAGTCACACCTTCAGCAGTTTCAGCCGCGTTATTCGTAAATAAAAGCTCACGAGTGAACTCGACCGCGTTGCTGTTGGTATTTCCCCTGGAAAGCAGATCACGCACGCGAAGCGCACGGAATGCACCAGGAATTATACCAGGCCGACGATCAGCCGCAACCAGAGTATCGGAATTAGCCGCAGGACTTCCGCTCTGGCCGGTGATGGTATTATTCTGCACGTTAAAGCCGCGCTTCAGGCTAATAACGCATTTATTCGACTGCCTCGAAGCAAAAGCCTTATACGCTGGATCTTCAACTAACAGCTGCCCGAAAGTTTTCGGAGCTTCTTTCCCGGTAAGTATGTTGGCCACAAGCCTCTGCTCGAGCGCAACGATCTTATCCGCGCATATCTGCACGTTCTTTGCCGCTTGTTCAGCAACGGCAATGGCATTGGCAAGACCCTCTTTAGTGCCTTTTTCCTGCTCTTTTACCATTACCTTGAGGGCTTCATTTGCCGCTACCTGCGACATCTTAAACTCATCAAACGCTTTCTTCAATGCTTCAGGGTCCATTTATTTCTCCTTTTTTAGTCTTTCATTGTTTTAATTAACTCTTCCCATTTTTCATTGTCCGCATCACGCTGGACTTGCTCGGCGGCATCACGCACGCCGGCTCTTTGAAAAATTTCTTCTCGTTCTTTGCGAGAAAATCCTTCACGGGCAAGCGCCATTTCCATTGTACGCTTTGCCTGTGCTTTAGTTTGTTTTTCGCTTTCTTGTTCAGAGGCTTTCTTAGTTTCAATAACTTCATCCGCAAAGCCGTATTCAATGGCGTCATCTGCTCCAATCCACGTGTCGCTATCCATCATCTTTAAAATCTTTTTCTCATCAACCTTTACCCTGGATACATACACGGCAAGAATAGACTTATCAAACTGCTCAAGCATGTCCGCTGCTTCACGCATATCGTCTTTATTCCCCATTACAATAGACCAGGCGTTATGTATCATTAAAAAACCAATCTTTGAAATCTTGATTGTATCCCCAGCCATAGCAATAACCGAAGCCGCTGAAGCGGCAAGACCAAGGATATTGACTGTAACATTACCTTTATGCTGGGCCAAGAGATTGTAAATTGTGGCCGCCTCAAATACATCCCCCCCGGGAGAATTTATATTGACTACAACGTCTTTATCTTCACCGATTGAACGGAGCGCGGCAGACATCCTTTTAGCCGTAAATCCATCACCGAAATAATCCGAACCGATCACATCAAAAATATCTATTGCCGGGATATTATCTTTACTCTCTGCCATAATCGTCTTATCCCATTTAGCGAGAATACCGTCCTCTATCTTATTCCTTGTAAAATTAAGCCCTTTTGCATTAAGCAACGAGTGCTGAAGTTTCATTTTTTCGCCCTCCATCTTCGAGATGTACTAATTGCTGATCAATAAATAATTTATCCCCAGAGGGATCCGGCGGCAATCCCTCTTGTCCACGGCATTCATTCGGTGTCAAAACTCCGCTTCGAATAGCTACTTGATACCCCTCATATCTTTCTTTTTCGCCGCCTCTCAATAACTCATCGATATCAAAATCAGGTTCTACGGTTTCACGTTCGGAAATATCGAGCAGTTGTGATTGTATGCTATCTTTCATACGGGTACGGTAAGGAGCAAGCCCTAATTTATACCATCCACGGACTATCTCCGTGATCCCTGAACCCCATACAGTTGATGATGACATATCGTGAATTAACACCGGAGGAACGTCAAAGAATCGACAAATATCTTCAAGCTGGAATTTCCGGCTTTCCAATAACTGAACATCTTTCGGTAACATTGACGTAGGGGTAAACTTCATCCCGGCTTCAAGAACTTTAAGAGCTTCGTCTTTACCGCTTGCCACATCATCGAATTTCTCTTTAATTTTCTTACGCTGATCAGGAGTTAAAATCTTATCAATACTTAGAATTCCACCCTGTTTGAAATTGCTATTTGACAACCGATTAACGCTTTCCTCCGCTCCTAAAGAAATACCTAAGCTATTTCTTGCCTGATCCAACGGAGATAAACCGATTATCCCGTTACCGAATAATTTAAGGTGCCAGATATTCTTTGAGGAAAAATCGTATATCCCCCCAGAAGTATTATATTTATATACTATACTCCCGTCGGTGTTTAATATGGTTTCAACCTGGGAAGTCATCAGAGGAAGCAACGACACTATCTGTCCACTTGTATTACGATCTATGAGGGAATAAGCATTACCTCTGAACGCTAACTGATAATAAAGAGTTTCAAAAAATTCGCTTCTTGTTTGGTATCTATTCGGTTGCCAGCGTAATAAACGATAAAGTGGATGATCTGTAATGACAGCCTTACTTACCATTCGGCCCGAAGAATTACGTTTAACAGAAAAAAACTGAATAGGTAAAGAAGCCATTGTTTCAGCAGTCCGGCGCACACAAGCAAACGCGGAAGAAATCTGTAGGGCAGTATCATCGGTAACGGTTTTTGCCGTCATTCTACCGGATGAAGGGACAAGGCTTTGCGTTCCCTCATCTCTACGAGAACTACCCCCGGAAAGCCAACTTAAAAAGTTTCTAACGGGTCTCATCAAGCGACCTCCTTAATAACCACAAAAATAAAAAGGCCGACTCCGCCGTGCACGGAATCGGCCTTAAAAACTATCGACAGGGAGCGACCCTATCTTTTATGTCTCTATTATCGCATTGCACTACTTACAAAAGCAATAAATACTCCCTAAGCTTTGGGAATAAATTATCTTATAGTTATAGGATCATTGAGGAAATCATCAAGGCTTCCCTCTTCTTCTGTGTTTTGCCCTATCATAATCCCATTAGCCATTAAAAGCGCAGTCATATCGTCAATTTTATCCGCACTTTTCTTCTTGTCCGGGGCCATATTCAGATTAGCATCTGTTCTTGACACAATATTAGAAGCGCACCAAGTCAATACAGGGTCGCCGCCATGCCGGAACTTACCAGAAATATAAGTTTCCTCAAAGTTTTTCATTGATGGATGATATGATTTAGGTCCCTGAATAAACTGAACCATCTCAACATCTTCGGCTGTAAGCTTTGACGCTATCTGCGCTGCATTCCATTGGTCAAAAGCAACAGCAACAAGATTAAAATTATCCTTAACCCATAATACTTTTTTAAATATCTCATCGTAATCGGTTACTTCTCCGGACGTTTCAAGCATAAAACCAGCTCTAACCCATCCCGCATAGGGGACAAGATTTCTTTGTGTCCTAATAGCAACCGTGGTATGCGGAACCCAACGCCAACCGTGCGTATATACTATCCCATCTTTTTTCCAGACTAAGCGGAATGACGCAAGGTCGCGGGTGCTTGCCAAATCAAGAGCACCATAGCAAGGCTCGTTTTTTAATTCCTCAAGAGGTACTCCACCGGCACAAGCCTTCCATTTTTGCAAATCGATCCAACCGTTGGCGGTTGAACTTTGCCTGTTCATACGCTTAATTAAAAATTCGGAATGGCGCCCGGGCATTGATTTAGCTTCCGTTGCCTCTTTGCGGATAGCTTTTAATAAGGGCTCTGATACAGATAAGAGAGGATTGGCTTTTTCCCAGATACTCTCATCAAACTCGTCGTCCTTATTATCAATGGCGTAAAAAATAACAAGAAAGTGATCTGCTTCAATTACGCCTTCAAGAACCTGCTGTCCGAATTTACGCATTTCCGGCCAAGGTCCTGGGGTTTCATATCCTTCTGTGGTAGTGAAAATGAACAACGGGTTTCTGCGGCCGCCGGCGGCTGATTGCAGGACATTCAAAAGATCGTGGGTTTTATGCGCGTGGATCTCATCAAGAATGGCACAGGAAGGGTTAAGGCCATCCTGTGTGGATGCTTTGGCGTTAATGGCCTTGAATAATCCTCCGTTATCATAACAAGATATTGCCCGGGTAAAACATTCAACATTGAAAGCCTCTCTTAATTGTGGCTTCCTATCTGCCATTTTCTTAGCGACCTTAAATACAATGGCCGCCTGATCGCCTGTTGTTGCGGCAGAAATAACCTGTGGGCCTTTTTCCCCTTCCATCGTTAGGCAGTAAAGACCAACACCAGAGGCGATTGTCGACTTAGCGTTCTTTCTCGCCATTGCGAATAAAGCAGAGGTAAATCTACGTGTCCCATCCAAATTTCTAAATCCGAACAGATTACATAAGAAAAATACCTGAAACGGTTCAAGCGTAATATTCTCTGATTTCCACTCACCCTCAACGTGTGGAAGATTCGAGATAAAATCACAAGCCTTATTTGCTTCAATCCCCGAATATTCAAATGTCCTATTGCTTTCTTTTGCTCTATTAAGGTCATTAATAAATCTCTCCGCAGCAAGCTTAATCCACTTCCCAAAACGCTTACTATTTTTTTTATCAAGCGCTTCTCTTGCGTATTTTATGGCTAGATCCGTCCAATCTTCTTGATGGATAATATCTATCGGTTTATGGACGGCTATTCTTCGCTTCTTCCGCTTGGTTATGTTGGATACTTTCATTTCCTCATCGCCTTTAATTTAACAAAGGGATTTTTCTCAATAATCTTTCCAGCGCCAACTACCATCTTGACTCTTGAAGCTGGGGTCATCCCAAGTTGTGCGGCGTAAAACACCATATCCCGTTGAGCATCCCTGCTAATAGTTACTAAAGGGTGAACCTTGAGAGAGCCTCCCTCTCCGAATACACACAATCCGCCATGAGGAGACTCATTCTTGCATATCATTTTTTCAGCATCCTGCCACCTAACAAAAGCAGAGCAATACGCTCCCAGCACGGCAACATCTATTTTCCTTAATGCCAACATAGGGCGAAGTAATTCTATAGTCGTGTTCCAGGCCGCGATTTCCCTTTTGTTGAAATGATCCGGCATCTGCGGGGGGACAAATTCTTCTCTTAGCTCCTCAACAACTTCTGTAGTTAATGGAGAAGTGCCGTGAAGTACCCGTAAAGCTTTGCTTTTTGGCATTGGGCCGCGCCGTCCCATATATTCTCCTTAATTATCAATAACCTTGTTTCCTGAAAACTGGGTTTCACAAAAAAATGACTGCGAGTCCGATTTCCGTCGGGGGGATCAATTACTTTTTTATCCCCCCGGTATCCCGTTGTGTTGCATATACTTACATTGTCAATCCATATTGTATTGTTAGTTGACAATGTAACTGTCAACCTTATTTATTATATTGGTTAACATAAGATATACCAAATCTATTTTCGTATTGGATATCCATCTAATCCTATCTTATTAGGTGGTGGTT